ACATTCCCCATTCATTTAAAATAATATGTTGTGCAATATTATCTAACCATTTATAAAATTCTTTAAACTCATTTATTATATGAGGAGCTTTATTTTTATTTGGTGCCGAACTACCAGCGTTACCTGTTTCTATATGTGTTTTTATATTTGTAGTGTTTATTAAATCATTACAAATTGATTCTAATTTTTTAAAATCAAACCCATCATAATGAACTTTAATAATAAGAGGTTCAAATGGTGTTACATCAATTAGTTTTGGTACGGGCATTTCTTTTAGGTTTTTCGGTTTTACTTCTAAAGAAAATAAATAGTTTTGATTCTAAATTATCCATTTGAGTCATTGCTATCCATTTACCTAATACACTACCACCAATATAAAATGGCAGTACCCACATATCACCTCTTAATAAACTATCTAATGAAAAATAAACTGAAGCTAGTGATACTAAATTAATCCATACTGAATTAATAAGTAACCTATTTAGTTGGTTTTCATATGTAAATTTAATCTCCAATACTTTGAAGATATTGAACATTATTTGAAAGGTTAATATGGCAATATAATTCATCATTTGATAAAAGGTAATATTGCTAATTCTTTTCCTTTTGATTCAACCATAATGTCCACATCCAATTCGTATGTATTGGGGAGGGCATTAATATACACAGAATGTGCTTGTGGTTTTTCTTTTGGGTTGTTTTCATGTAATGCTTTTGATTCTGAATAATGAACTTCTTGTTTGATACCTTTTGGCCAAGTAGTTGCTGCTAATTTAAGTGCTTCTTCTTCCGTTAATCCACCTGTACAAAATTGGTGGTGGTGATAATCGAATACAATTGGAATACCTGTATGTTCGTGAATATACATAAGGTCTTTAACTGAGTACATAGAAGCCTTATCGTCATTCTCCAATGTCAATCGTTTGCGTACACTTAGAGAGAGTCTTTTGAAGTTTGTAATGAATCTATCCATCGCGGATTTTTTATCCCCATACACCCCATTACAATGAATATTAATGTTGTTATAATGAGTTTTTGATAATCCCATCATATCAAAAATCTTACCATGTAGCTCTAAATCAAGAATAGTTTTTTGAATAACTGATTCATTTGGTGATGGTAATACATTGAATGGACCTGGATGTGAGTTTATACGCATATTCCAAAACTTAGCAAAATCACCCGCTTTTTTTAGTTCGGATTTAATTTGTTTGTAATCTTTTAGTTGGGTTATATCCAAATGGTCTCCCCAAGGGACAATCGTAGATGATAAACGAAATAATTTAATTCCATTTAATCTATTCCATTCTAATATTTTGATAACATCTTTTGCATTGAGTAATGCAAGTTCGGAAACATATTCTAAACCTTTGGATTCAAAAGTTCGTTTAACCATAGCTCGGTTAGTACTCACTTTCTTACCCATACTCATATTAATACAAGCGTATCCTAAATTCATCTTTGGTATAATTTGTTGTTATACAAATATACGAAAAAATATTCAGTTTACCAAATATTAATATGATTTACTTGAAAAATCAGTTGGGTATTGTGAAGGTTTGATATTTTGTATCCAGTAATTAACCGCATTTTGGTCATTTATCCAATTCTTACGGTCATCCCAATTGAAAGTAGCCTTAGCGTAATAAGGTAACATATTCTTTATTGCAGCTGCTCTACTTGGATGCTCTGCTCTTACAATATTTATTATCCCATCACCATCGGTATCATAACCATCAACAGTACCATCACCATCATAATCAATTGCTCTCTTTGAGTAATCGGTTTGTAGGTTCATTAGTATCTCATCGGTTATTTCAGGTTCTAATGCTGCTTTTTCTTCATCAGTTAGGGTAACTTCTTCCAAATTTGTTGAAGTGATTTCAACTTTTTTTTTTTCGGTTTCGTATTTTTCTGCTGCTTCTACTAATGCTTCGTTTGGTTCTGATGGATTTTCTATTTCATTAAAGAATACTTCTGTATCTTTTTTTGATAGAGTTATTGGTTCATCATATAATCCTAACTCTTGGTCATTTTTCATCATTTCGGCTAACATATCCTCTCGTCTTTTCTTATCACCATATACTTCATAATCCTTATAATTCTCCTCCATTAATTCATCTAATCCATCTCCTAATGTAGCATCCCAATCTGATAAATCATCTTCTTCTTTACGTTTCATAATCAAACCATTGAACGCAATAATAAGTGCAATTGCTAATGGGTCAAATACTAATACAATTATAAGGATAAAGAATTTCACAACATCGTTAAGTGGAACATTAAACGCTTCTGCTACGAAACGAAATCCACCAACTTCTCTTTCTAACTGAATATTGTTATTCTTAATTGAATTGATTGAATCTAATGCTACATTGTTTTGTATAGTTAGTTCATCGATACGTTTGGATACTGCTGTTATTTCTTTATCGGCTGATTTAATCATTTGTGTAACTCTTAAAGTAGATTTATCCTTATCAATTTGTTTAGACAAGTTACTCTCTTGTGAGTTACGAATGTTTTGTTGGTTATTCAATTGAGTTGTATATCGTGCTATCTCCGTATCATTTTTAATGATTTGTGATTGATACACCGATATATCTCTTTCAACTTTTTGTAGTTCTAAGTTTTGTTGTTGGAAAGCATTTGATAGATATCCAAAAATACCTGCGGATGTAATTAACATAAGTATTGCTACTGATATAGCTAAGTACCATTTATTAAATCCTTTAATAATATCCCATTGTTGTTTAAGATATGTTGCGGCTACTAATTTAGCGAATTCTAATGCACCTGCCATTACCATTACTGATAACGAAGCACCGGCAAATAGAACACCTAAACCTGTTACGGAAAAGTAGGCTGCACATCCGGCAACAATTATTGCTGATAATCCAACTAAATACTTTAACCAATTCATATTACGATAAATCTACAATGTTTGTTGTTAATTCTACCAATCTTTCGATTTCATTTGATAACTTAATTGCTTGTGCTTGGTCTGCAGGTCTTTCACCTTTTAACATTTCTGCAATAACTTTAGCTCTTTTAGTGATAGCTTCCAAATGCTCTTGAGCTCTCATTTTGTATTCTGGTTTCATAATTTGTTTTTTTAAATTGTATATATAAATATACTCTAAATAAAAATGAGGGTGAAATCAACCACCCCCATTATTGTTAGTTTGTTGTTTAGAATAAATTAACCAATCGAAACCGTTCGTTTCTTTGGTTTTTCTGGTTCTCTCTTTGGTATTTGTAATTCCAACACACCATCTGCAAACGATGCTTTTACTTTATCTAAATCGAAGATTTTAGAATCAGCTGTAAAACTTCTTAAGAATGATGAACGTTTAACTTCTCTACGAAGATATACCCCACCTTCTTTTTCGGTTGCTTTACTTGATTTTTCTCCTTTTAGTGTAATCACATCACCATCTACATCAATGGTAATTTGTTCTTTAGTTAATCCCGGAACTTCTGCTACAATCTCAATACGGTCATCAAAATTAATGATGTCACATTTTGGATAAGCGTTTTGTTGGAATGGGTTAATACCAATTTCCTTTGATAATTGAGGAAATGATTCTGAAAATACTTTATCGAATAAAGTATCTAATGGTGAGAAGAACTCGTCCCTAAATGCTGGGCTAGGGAATCCCGGATGAATTTGATTTTTCATAATTTTACCTTTTTTTAAGCGTTAGTTTGTATCTCCTTTTGGATGATACGCTGATATGCTGGCCAGCTCTATCAGTTCATAAATATAATGAAATTAAAATTTATGCCGTCTGTCTTTCAATAATTGTACTCATATGGTCTGCCCAATGTAGTATGTATTGAATCTTAGAGCGAAGATATTTTGAAGTATCATATGTTTTGAAATACTTTTCATTATCATCGTCATATAAACCATCGGTAAGTTTAATACCAAAATATTCATTTTCACTATATTGAATACCATAATGATTTAAACTAAAAAATGTTCTATCGGTAATACTCATAAACGGAATATTTTCATTTCGTTTGTATAGTTCACCTCTATTATCAATATGCCACTTTGAATCGTTTGGTACATAATGTAATTCATCTTTAATACCCAACTTACCTAAATCATGATGAAGTGCCGCAAACAATAATTGGTCATCTGTAAAATCTATACTTCCGCCCGCTTCTTCATATAATTTTTTCATACGAAGTGAATTTTTACAAACATTTAAAATGTGGTCTATATATCCACCTTCATATGCATTATGATAATTTAAATTACCACTAGCTGGTGATATAATTAAATTAGGACCTAATTCGTCCATAGAATACATTATTAATAATTTTTCCAATCTCTCAGGATTAGAACTACAAGCCTTACGAACTAAGTTCAAAAACTTTTCGTAATTTTCTTCCAATTGTTTTTCGTTATAATTTTTCATAATACAAATATACTAATTTATTTTTAATTTTCCAAATTTTCTTCAATATCCTCACCACATAGGGCTGAATATAATACATCTAGTTCTTCCTCACTACCACACCACCCTAACCCATCCATATCCATCATTTCAATAAAAAATTGACCTTTTTTTAATCCAATTTCTTTAAGCATTAATTGTTCATCTGTTGAATTGGATATTAGTTGTGGTGAAAATTCATCGTTTCGATATTTTGGAATTGCTAATGTCCAATAATAATGTCCGTCCTCACCATCACCATCTTCTCCAATACCATCACCACCTACAATTTTTATCCAACCCTGTCTTATAAAGGTTGCTTCAGTAATTGGTGTCATTGGTAATTTAACTTCTTTTTTTCTCATCAGTCTAAAACTATTTTAGTGTATATATTTTTATTGGATATTGAATGTGATGTTTTTAAAACGAGCGTGTCACCAATCATTTCCCTAATTGGGGATATTATTGTATTTATCTCGCCACCTTTACCACTATAAGATGAACTATTTGTTGTAGGTACTAATTCATCTTTATTTGATATTAACGCCGGTAAATTAACTATTGTGAATTGTCCTGTAAAATAGTTTATATACGTTTTGGTAATAGTTACAATTTCATCACCACGTCTTAACCACCAATAAAGATTACTTTCAAAATTTACGTTTTCGTTGGGGTATGGTTCTTTACCATTAACTAAAATTCTGCCAGTAACTCTATGTGATTGAGGTGTACCAATAGATGTAATCTTTAAATGATAAAATCCATTTTGGTCTTTTGGTAAACTCCTTAAGCCGTTTTGAGTTAATACGGAATCAATTGTAAGTGTATATTCTTTTTGTGGAATATATTCATCTTCTTTTGTACACGCTGCAAATAAAATTAAAAGGGGTATTAATTTTTTCATTATAACAATTTTTTAAGTATTGATTCCCAAGTCGGGTATTCGTTCCAAGTTCCAGTTTCGTAATTCAATCCAAATTGTAATAGTTCACCTTCAAATTTTCCTGCACCATTAGCGGTTCTATCATCGATTAGATAATCACCTCTCAACATATTTTTTAAATGAGTAACTACCATTTTTTTACGGAACAAATCTCCGAAGTGTTCTTCAATCCAATATCTCTTATCCATAGCCGATGATGGGTTTCCCCAAGGTGCCGCAGTTGCTATATACAATTCGTACTTACCACTTTCTGCTAATTTGTTGATTACTTCGATAGCTCCTTCGATTGGTGGTGGGTTTCTGAATATACCTGGTATGTGGTCATATCTACCTTCGTATTCTACTTTTAAATGTGGACTACGATTGGTAACAATTTCTACTTGCTTTACGAAGTCCACCAGAACTCCATCCATATCAATCCACACTATTTGCTTTGCACTATTCATATCTCTTTTTCTTTATATAATAAAGATACGAAAAATATCTCAGATTACCAAATAAAAGAGGGGAAATAACCCGTTGAAAATCAACAAGTTACGTCCCCTTTTATAAGTCATTGACAATCAATTAGTTATAACTTCTTCATTTTCAACACTTTCTTCTTCGTTTGTAAATGGATTATAACTAAAATCTAGCTCATATTGATTATTTTCTCCTAACAATATTTGTTCTTCTAATTCATATCTTTCCAATACTCTTTTAACGATACCAGAACGAATACAATCTTCTTTTGTAAATTCAATCTGATAAACTCCTTTCAATTTACCTAATCGTTTCCACACATCAAAGAATCCGCTTTTTGTATA